TTGCTTGAGGTGGTAGAGATGGAAGATATCTTTGCCCCTGAGCCCATCAGTAACAGAAACCTCGCCCAACCCAACACACCTAGAGTTGCCTAATGATTAGCGAAAACAAAATGCTTGTATTTGGACTTGACGAACCTAAGACATACTGCCCTACCCCAGTCATAGTGATACTCCCAGCACCGTCACAAGGAGAACCCCAGTATTACGGACCATTTGAGAATGGCGATGTAGCGCAACAGTGGATAAGCAAGCAACCTAACTATCTAAGGTTCGGCATTATCCCACTAAGAAACACCGAGCGCGATAGACCAAACAGTGATGACTGGTATTTCGTTCGTTCAGATGATGACTTTGACGCACCAACAGTTCGCTCTCAATAACGAGACATATCGTGGGGCACGGCAGTCTTACCCCCTTTCACCTTGTCGTGCCTCACACCTATCGTCAAAAAAAGACGCACGGGTGTCATACGGGTAGTGAATACAGCCCTGGTGTTATTACCACCACCATAAAAAAACCTACCTTATAAATATCAGTAATCTAAAAAACTTCACCTCGTAAATACCTCCAACCCAAAAAACCCGAGGTCGTCAAGACCTCCACATCAAAATTACCGACCTCGTTCAGACCTCCACATCAAAAAAGGAGAGGTCGTTCAGACCTCAAAGTAAAAAAACCCGAGGTCGTCAATACCTCCAACCCAAAAAACCCGAGGTCGTAAAACTCCGACCACCAAAAAACCCGAGGTCGTAAAATTATAAACAAAATTTTCTAAAGCCCGAAATGAAAAAAGGGCATTAGCAAAAACTCTGACCCCCCAAAAACCCGACCTCGTCAAGTCATCAACAAAATTTTCTAAAGCCCGAAGTCAAAAAATGGCTTCTCGTAATTCCTGACCTCAAATTTTCCAATTGGCGAAGTCAAAAAAGGGCATCTCGTAATTCCTGACCTCCCAAAAACCCGAACTCGTCATAAGATTTGACCAGTTTTCACCCGAGACTGTAACCCTTATATTCCTTACGAATAGCCATATATATAATGCTTTTGTTTCTACGCTATGCTTTACCTATGGCACACGAGATAGAGATAAGCAACGGCATAGCGAGAATGGCATACGCTGACCGTGAAGCACCTTGGCACAAACTCGGTATTGCTATGAAAGGACTACAGACAGCAGAGGCAATGCTCGCAGCAGCACAAGCCGACTTCGATGTAGTCACGACCAGAGTTGCCGTTGTAGACGACACTGGAGAACCGATACGCAACCCAGATGGCACTCCCATACTCGTTGATGACAGTAGAGCAACAGTCAGAGTGAACCCAGATGGCACATTTGACGCACTCTCCACAGTTGGTACTAGATATGTCGTACAGCAGAACCGAGAGGTCATAGATAGAGCGCTTCTCGTGGTTGGTGCTAGCAAGGGAGACGCCGTAATAGACACCTGTGGTGTCCTACACGGAGGCAGAGAGTTCTTTAGTTCCATTGACCTAGGACAACTCATTATTGACCCCAGAGGCATAAACGACAAGATTGACCGTTACCTGCTCGTTCGTAATGGTCACGATGGCAAGACGGCGATTACCTTCGCTAACACCTCCATCAGAGCAGTATGTAAGAACACGGTCATAGCAGGAATGGCATCATCACGCAGAGTATTCACTGCCAGACACACCAGGAATGCCGATAGCGCCATTGAGGAGGCTCAAGAGATACTGAACTTCTCCACAGAATGGGCGAAGTCGTTCCAAGAGACAGCGACAACCCTCTTAGGCATAAAAATCGGGGCTAATACCCCACAGTTCCAGCGTGTCATAGATGGAGTGTTCCCACAAGAACGAGACGCTACGAAGCGAATGAAAAAGAACCGAGACGAAATCATCAGTGTTGTGAAGTCGGTTTATGAAAACGAAAGGAACGCAGGAGGCTACGGGTACAACGGGTGGTCTACATACAACGCAATAGTTGAGTACCTAGACCATTACCGAGAAGGCAAAGTATCCGAACGAGCATTAGCGTCAATGGATAATAATAGTTGGGTCACACAAAGAAAACTGAAGGCACAAGAAATACTTCTGTCTTTTTCTTGACAGCAAACGAATGTACGATGTAGTTACCTTCAGGAAGGTTTGACCTATGAGTACTCCCGATGATTTTGACGGATTTGGCGATGGTGATGACGACAGTCCGAACCGAGAGGAACTCGCTATCTGGTTGAGCGACTTTATGAGTAATGCCCAAGACGCTGAACACATTTATCGCAAGCACTTTTGCGACCTGATGGCAAACAAAGTTTACAATGAGTTCGGTTCTGAAGGACTTTGCCAACTGATGATGGCGATAGACACCAGAGGAAGGTGGGTCTCTGACATATTGTTAGAGGACAGCGACTTAGACGACATACTGTTCTCGAAGTATGAGACTTACGACAAAGACATAATCCACAAAGCACGAGCAACCAATGCCGTAGCCGAGATGAACCAAAAGATTTGGCGTTTACGCAAGAAGTACGCAAAACTTATCGTTGATGAAGTAATGACTACCTCATCAGGTTCAGCAAAAGCTGAATAGCACCTTCATCACCACCAGCCAGACCACCCTCTACTGAGGCGTTCACAACGGTTCTTTTTTTCTCAATAAGTTTGTAGATTTCCTCATCTATCGTGCCAGATGTCAACATATAGGTAGCCGTTACCGACCCCTTTTGCCCCAGACGATGAAGCCGACTGTAAGTTTGGTCAACATCGGCAGGTGTCCACGGAAGCTCTACGAATAGACAGTCTTGTGAAGCAGTAAGAGTATGACCAGTTTTCGCAGCCTGAATAGAAAGCACGATGACTGGCGCATCCTCTACGGGTAGTGTCATAAACTTCTTTTTCTGTATCTCGACCTCATCTACGGACATACCACCCTGAATACGGAGGTTGCCATACTTTCTGGCAAGTTCGTCAACGATGTCCCTGTGATGAGCGCATACGACAACCTTCTTTCCCTCTGCTATATGAGCCTCTATCCACTCGTGAACAGCAGGCATCTTGGCTTTGGCAGAGAGACGGCGCAATACGGACAGTTTTACGAGATGTTCGTTGCTCTCGGCTCTCAACTTGGCAACAACGGCTTTGGAGTATGGGTTCTCCCCTAGCTCTATTGCTATCTCCTTAGCCCTATCGGTTATGTACTTGATGATGTCCTTCTCGGCTTTGCGATACTCGGTTATACCGGCAGTTGTACCCTCGACCAGAACTCGGCTATGGACTACGGGTGGTAGTTCCGACAGCACTTGGTCTTTGGTTCTACGGATATAGCAAGTACCCCTTAGCCGTTCGTTGAGTTCGTCAAGGTTGGAATGACCACTGATGTTCCACTGACCGAAGTTGTCTTGATAAGCACCACAGTACCTTCTGTAGAAGCCCCACAGCCCACCAAACTCTTTGAGCTTGCCAAGTATGTCAAGTTGAGATGCATACTCGGCAGGGCGATTAGTCACCGGAGTACCAGTAAGACATAGCACCACTCCATTCTTTGGAGATGACTTGGACATCTTGATAGCCGACTTCGCTCTCTGAGCAGTAGGGGTCTTACAGTAATGGCTCTCGTCAAAGATGTACGACTTATGACCAGACAACTCCTTCTCCCAATGAGTTATGTTGCTATAGCCGACTACCACGACATCGTATCCACTCTCTGGGAACGCCTTACGATTGGTAACGACCGACACAGTTCTATTCGGAAGCCACTTCTCATACTCTGCCTTCCAGTTGAGTACAAGGCTTGGTGGACACACGACTACAGCAGGGTAAGCACTTGATGATGAGTTCGCCAGCTCTATGGTTGCTATCGCTTGTATCGTCTTACCTAAGCCCATCTCGTCGGCTATGAATGTACGCTTTGCTCTAGAGGCATACTGAACACCAGCCCTCTGATACGGAAGTAGCGTTCCTTGTAAGCCCTCTACGCTGATGTCGGCATCTACTGAACGAGACGCTGATACCAGTCGACTTAGGCTCTCCGTAGCAGAGACAGCAATATCCCTGACGCCCTCTTGTACTGGCAGCGAAAACATATCAGCCAAG